CAAGACTTTGACAATAACTCTATGGTGGGTAAAGAGATTATGGAAACCCTAGATACTCTTCATAAAGTTCGTAAAATGCTTGATGACTTTCAAGCCAATAACCCAGAATTATTTACCGAGAAAGATAAGATTAATTAAGGAAGTATTATGAAACATTTAGTTGGAAAACAAATTACAAAAAAAGTATCCTTTATGGATGATGAAGTTGAGATTAAAAAGCTCTCTGTTGGAGAAGTACTTAAAGTACAAAGTATTATTACTAAATCCTCAAAGTCTAAAGCAGAAGATGCTCAAGTTCAACTTATTCGTGATGTAATTAAGCTAGCGGTAATCGGTGCTGATAAATTAACCGATGAAGATTTTAAAACATTTCCTTTAGCTGACTTGAATTCGCTATCAGAAGAAATTATTTCTTATTCTGGACTGGGTGGAGGCAATGTTGAAGAGGGAAACTAACTGAATTTGAAGAATCAATATATGAAATTGCTTATGAATTAAAAATACCTGTATATAAATTAAATGAAGAAATGCCTTATACTGAACTATTAAAGTGGATAGATTATTTTAAGAAACGCCCTATTGGCTGGCGAGATGATCATAGAACTTATATGTTATTAAAGGCACAAGGTATAAAAGAATCCCCTGAAAATGTATTTGCTTCTTTAAGAGAGATTGAAAAACATAGACAGGAAAAGCAAGTTAATGACCAAGCAATGCCTAAAGGTAAAATATTAGAAATGATGCTTAAGGCTAAGAATGGAGATTCTTCGGGTTGGAAACCTAATTGGAGAGGCCCAAATGAAAGTAAGTCTTGACGTAGTTAACTTTAAAGAAGAAATGAAAAGGGTTAAGCAAGAAGTTGCTAAACTCGGGAATATCGGCATTGAAGAAAGAGTAGATTATGCCACAGATACTCTTAGGCAAGTAACCCCAGTTAATACTGGCAAAGCTAGGTCTGGGTGGTATAATGAAAAATATAAAGATAGCAATGGCTATTTAGATGCTTCAATAATTAATGAAGTTGAATACATTGATAGATTAAACAAGGGCCACAGTAAACAAGCCCCAAGGTATTTCATAGAACAAGTTCTAGTAAGAATTGGAATACTAACCCCTAATTAAATAATTAGCCCTCTGATGGCTTCCCATATCGGGAGATCGTTAGGGGGCTAAATTATTAAGGAGGAACGCCATGAGTGGTGTAGAAATTAGAGTAAGATCCAATAGTACTCAAGCTAGACAGGATCTTAATAAGTTAGAAAGATCAGTTTTAAGCATTGAAAAGTCTGCAAATTCAGTAGGAAGAGCTTTTAAAAATATTGCTATTTCTGGCGCTTTATTTTACAGCTTAAGAAGTGTTGCAAGAAGTCTTAGCGATGCCAGTGATTCTTTTACAAACTTAGAAAATAGAATTGCTCTTGTAACAGGTAGAGGTAGACAGCTTGGTGTAACTATGCAGCGGTTGTCTGCTATTTCTGCAAGCACAAGAGTAGGACTAAATACAACAGCAGAAACTTTTAATAGATTTGGTTTAGCCCTACAAGGTACAAAAGTTTCTTCAGATGAATTATTAGAAGTTACCAAAACTGTTAATCAAGCAGTTAAGATTTCTGGTGCTTCTGCGCAGTCTGCTCGTGCAGCAATTATACAGTTTGGTCAAGGCCTTGCTTCAGGGCAACTTCGTGGTCAAGAACTTAATTCTGTGCTTGAGCAGACGCCTCGTATTGCTCGTGCTATTGCAGACGGTATTGGTATTCCTTTTGGTCAGTTAAGAGATGCTGCTGCAGACGGTAAACTTACTACTGATGCAGTTCTTAGAGCAATTCAAAAAGCTGCTCCAGAAATTAGACAAGAGTTCCAACTTATTGAAAGAACTATTGAAGACGTATCTTTACAAATGCGTACTCAATTCCGAAGAGCAATTAGAGTTCTTGCAGATGAAACTGGTTGGGCTGATTTTGTAATTGCTCAAATGGATAGAATTACATTTGCATTTAGAACTTTTTCTAATTTAGCGCCGTTATATTTAACACTTGCTAGATCTAAAATATTTAGATTTGGAAATGATATTTCAAAAGCGTTAAAGCCAATAACAGATGCACTTAGTGGAATAACAAACATCTTTTCAGGAATTTTTACTGGAGATTTTGATGCTCAAAAGGCAATAAGTAGTTTTAAAGAAAGTTGGAATTCTTTTACTACAGAAGTAAAAAAGATAGTTAATTTTGACTTTATAACAGAAGATAACAAGTTTGACTTTAAAGGCTTTTTTAGTCAATTTGAGATTCCAGAGAGTTTTACAAAATCTTTTAACCGTATTGAAACAACCTTTAGAAACTTTAAAACAAATATAACAGATATTTTTAATTTATTATTTGGAAAACAAAAACAAAAGAGTTCTCAATCAAACATTGTTCCAATTGCTTTTAGTAATAATGAAGTTGAAGAACAAATAGGTTTATTTGATAAGTTACAAACTAAGCTTACAGATTGGAGCGGATCTCTAATAACTTTCTTTTTAAGTGTTAAAGAAGCGATAACTCCTATTTTTGACTTTATAACAGAAGCAGCAGCAGGAACTTTTCAAGCTATAAAAGATAGCAACTTTGGCATAGAAACTATTACAAGCAGATTAAGTGCGCTTACTGTAGTTGGTTCTACGCTTACTAAAACTCTTGATGGTATAACAGGTGCTTCTGATAAAATAAAAAGTATTCAAGATTTATTAATTGGCGACAATACTAGTGAAACCTCTAGAAAAATTCAAAAAGTTGCTAAAGATTTTGATGAAAAACTTTTTGGTAAGAATACAAGAGCCGATGGTCTTGGTGGTCGTACAGGTGGTCTTTTAGAAAAGGGCATTGAGGGTATTAAAGACAATTCTTTATTGACAGGTGCAGCTGTTGGCGGTTTTGGTCTTGCTCTGGTATTTCCTGAAACTACAATTGCAGCATTAAAACTAGCAGGTATTGGTTTTGGTCTTGCGGCTGTTCAGATAATGGCAAAGCTATTTGATAAAGGCTTACCTATCTTACTGCTAATATCGGGTATTAAACTTCTTCCTAATGCAGATGATAAAGAAGCCCAGGCAAGAATAAAAGCTATTGGTGAAAACTTAGCGGCAGGTATTAAAGGGATCTTTACGCCAGATACAATTAAAGATGCAGACAAAGGCGCTGGAATATTTGAAAATATATCTCAGGCATTATCTTCTCTTGGAGCAGGTATTTTAGAAGGTATTTTTAATAAAGAATTTTCAGACAATGCAGGAACTGCGCTTGTAGGTGCTCTTACAGCAGGTATTTTTGCTGCAGCCCTCGGAATTACTTCTGCAAAATTTGCTTTGGGTCTTATTGCTACTTCTATTATAGGTGGAATTAGAGGTTCTGAAATTTGGAAAGGTTTTTCTAAAAGCTTTGTAAATGAACTTTTTGGTTCGGCCTCTTCTTATGTTCCTCAATCTGAAAAAGTAGGTAAAGGTCTTGCCAAAGGTGTTAAAGCTGGATTTTCAGTTCTTGCAGTAGGAGAGCTTTTTGACTTTAGTGCTGACAAAATTATTGGTGAAGCAGATACAATTCAAGATAAATTTGGAAGAGCCTTATCTAAAGGCGCTTTACAAGGTATTGCGGCGGCAGCTTCAACAGGCCTAGGTGCTAACCCTATTGTTCTTTTTGCTGCAGCAATTGCTGGTGCTATTACCCAAAGTTTATATTTAGTATTTACAGACCCAGAAATTAAATCCTCAATAAGAGAGCTTGGTGCAGAACTTTATGAAGGTTTTAAAGAAAGATTTTTAGGCGGCAAAAAAGATTTAACTAATGATCAGGCATTACAAATAGCCGCAGATATTACAACAGGCGGCAAAATAAATGCTACAGCAATTAATGCTGCTAAGTTATTACAAAATAGTCAAAATCCTGCTGATAGGGAAACAGGAAGACAATTAAGAAAAACAATTTTAGATGAAAAAGTAGCAACTGAACTTAAAACTAGTTTAGATCGTTTAAACAGTGCTATTGAATTAGGCAAAAGCCCTTTAGAAGTAGACGCTGCAAGATTTAAATATCTTTTAGATTTTGCTAAAATAATTGAAAGAGCGCCTATTCAAGATCAGGGTGTTTTATTAGAAAAATTTAATCAAGAAATTTCTAAATTTAATAATATGGAGTTTATGACCCAAAAGCTTAAGAGGGAAATAAATACTCTTGGAAGAAATATATTTATTGAAATAGAAAATGGAGTTGGTCAAGCAATAACTTCAAGTTCTAAAATTACGAAATTTTCTGGAACTGGTCAGATTAGCGGTCTTGCTTCAGGCGGTTATATTAGTGGTGCAGGTGGCCCTACTGATGATAGAATTCCTACTATGCTTTCTAACGGTGAGTATGTAGTTAATGCTGCTACAGTAAGTAAATACGGCGTTGATTTTATGAATGCCTTAAATTCGGGTAAAAGCTTGCAATTTAGAGCACCTGGAGGTCTTGTGGGTACAGCCACTGACCTTAGTACTCAAGGATTAAACAGGCTAGAAGCTTTTATTCAAGCACAAGGATTGCAAGATCAAACTTTTGCTGAATTTGCAGGAAGTTTTCTTCAAGCAAGTCCTCAAGAAGCTCAGGCTTGGATGGAATTACATGCCCCTTATTTAAGTGAACTTGCTGATCAAAAATTAGGAAATCCAGTTGCATGGTCCGAATTTACTCAAATTACAGGCGTTAAAACTTTAGGTGATATAGAAGAATATTTTACAACAACAGGCGTAACAGCTCTTGGTGGAGGACTTTATAACAGTTTTGAAACTACAGTAGAAACTCTAAGGGCAATGTTAGAAGGTGTTAATGTAAATCTTCCGTATTTTCCTAAAGATAAATCAGAAATTCCAGAATTTGCATTTGATACTCTAGAATTAATTTCTAAAACTTTTGGATATTTTGGAAATCTAGCTTCTCAGGCAACAGAAACACCTGTAAAGGCAGCTGGAAATTGGTATTATCAAAAAAGACCTATAGACTGGGATAGTGAATTTGTCAAAGCAATTGCAAACGGTGCTATACAAATACCTAAAGGATTTTTATACGGTTCAGCTATAGGTGCTACTACTTTTGGAGTAGATAAACTTTTAGTTCAACCATTAAAAGGCCTGTTTGGTGTTGGTAAAGGAATTTGGGATGTTGTATCAGGAGTTGGTTCAGGGCAATTAAATAAAGCTGGCGGCGGTTTTCTTAACATTGCAAAAATATTTGGTGGAGCTATAAGCACTTTACTTAGATCTTTCTTATTAAAAAAGATTGTTGGGTTTAGTCTTCATACATCTAAATATGGAGCAATTGGTGCAGGTGGCTATTTCTTCAAAGGTATATTAGATCATTACATTGGAGAGGGTTTGTTTAACCCTAAACGACTAGATCAACTTGAAGAAGAAAAGCAAGAGTCTTGGTATGACAAATTTACAGGTATGTTTAGTGATACCGAAAATATGTCACTTACAGGAAGTTCTAAAAGAAAACCTTATCTTCGTAGTTTTATGGATCCTAGGCTAAAAGAAACAATACATAATA